CTCGGAGAGCCTTGCAGACGGTGGGCAGTGAATCCAACGGTCTGACGATGACGCGGAGAGTAATGCGTGTTTAGTCGGCATGGTCCAGTCCCTCCACATCTTTCAAGAGTGCGCTGTAGTTCGCCGGATCAACGCCGGAGAGCTTGGCGGCACCGTACTTCTGAAGCAGGGCGCGTATCTCTGCCGTATGGCCTTTGCGGGACATATCCGCCAATACTGCGCGGACATCCTCCAGCTTCAGTTCCGGCTCCTTCGCGGGCGCAGGGTCCGTTTCGGCGGGCTCACTGCTAAACTGACGGGAGAGCCAGTCGGCGGCACCGTTAATAGCGGCAGCAGCATTTCGGAGCTCTTCGATGGTCATGGCCATATCGCTCATTTTGCTCATAATGTTTTCCTCCTTCCTCGGATTTGCTTTGTGCGGCAAGGACTGTGAGCTTCCTCGCCAACCTTGCGGATACATGGCTGATCGCGGTTAAAACCTCGATGACTTCTGCGTCCGCAGGGTTCTTGTTGCGTGCTTCGTACATGTCGTTCACCTCCATTCCGGAGCTTGTGGTTTCGTGCTCCTTACACTTCCCACTGGAGATGAGGCAGGCGGTTTGACGAAGGAAGGGAGAGAATTTTTTGAAAAACTCCGGCCACCATAACGGCAGCCGGAGCGGGTGCTTATAAAATAAGGTTAGAAGCGGTCAGGGAATTCTGTAGCGAGCTGTTCCTTGGCTTTCTTGAGGCGAGAGAGGAATGTTGTGCGCTTGATGCCGATGATCTCGGCAATCGCCTCGTCGGAAAGACCATCCTGACGAAGTTTACCGATCTGCACCGCTTCGGGCATGAGCTCGTTCAGACGGGCAAAGAGCCGGTCGAGCTCTGCCTTGTCACAGATAATTTCTTCAATAGAAGGAGCAGGATCGGCAAGGTTGTCCAGCGGAGAGCAGGCATCGCCATCTTCGTTTTCTACAGTGTAATCAAGAGAGAGCATATCACCAGCACGACGGAATTCGCATGTAAGGCAATCACCGTCACAGAGCCAGAACTTGTTCTTCGGGCAGACGCACTGTCCATGAGACTGCTGACGCTTACGTAGAGCATCGTGGTAACGGGTATGGTTACGGTAGTATTCCTCCGAGACCTTCACCCACTGACGGGTGGCTTTGAGATAGATACGGTACGGATTGACATTCATTTGCATTTTGATTTCCTCCAATCGATTTGCATGGAATGGAGGAAACCTCGTGGTCAGCTGCAAAATGGCAATAGAAACCTAACCGCAGTCCCTATGGAGTTGCCTCCATTCCGGTCTGCAGCTTCCTTATCCAGTAGGCAGCTGTTCGTATTAACTTGTCCCATCAGGCGGCACTGGATCGTCCGGGGCCAGCGGACGTACCGCTTGTGGGTGTGAGCTTTCACTCACAGGTACTATTCTATTGAGATTCCGGTTTTTCACGAGGAAGTGGGACTTCCGGTTCAAATAGCCGAAAAAGCCTGAGAAATGGGCAAAAAAAAGAAGGCTCTTATGTCTCGAAAGACATAAGAGCCTTGATAAATCAGGGTTTCATACCGGAAGTGCGACTTCCGAATTATTTTACAGGAGCAGTCATTTTATTCCCGTTTTTGGGTAGTTGCTGCGGAATACCGGCATCTTGCAGCTTTGCGTTCCACATAAAGATGTTTTCCATGTGGTGATTATCAATCAAGTATCGGTAAATAAGAAACTCCTCGGAGGCAATCATGATATTGTGACCAGCCTTGGCAATCAGGTCGTATGAGAAAGACGGATGTAAATTAAGACCTATGCAGAGAGCAAGTACGCTCTGTAACGTGGGTTTGGCGTCCTTCTTATTACGATAATCCTGAATCATTCGAGAACTGATGCCAGTACGTTCTTCCATCTTCTCGTTGGTGTATCCACGACGCTTTATATGATAATCGAGGGTACCACAGAAGGAGGACGGAACTTCTGCGAGAATATCAGATACCCGCTTTGCCTCCGCTGCGATGGCAGCCATTTCACGGGCACGTTTCTGGACATCCTCGTTTTTGCCTTCCTTGGGATTGAACTTTGCCTCCACAAAGCTCTTTGAATCGGCATCACGGCAGAGGAAACATATCCGGTAGAAGGAGTCATCGTAGTGGCTGCTGACTCTTGTCGTGCGGTCAAATACCAAACAGCACTCATCGACATGCTCTAAGGCGTATTCGGTAAGAGTTGGTTCAGAATCCTCTACAATGCTTACATATTGAGGATCATTAATGACGAGTAGACCGCCAGCGTGAATAAAACGCCTCGCCGCAATATCCTCAGATAAATCCGGGTTAAGCAGGGACTGAATTATGACATTGTTGCGGTCGATGACAAAGGTTTGGCCTTTTTTCAAACTGCCTTTTTTGAAGGAGAATGGCGGGTAGTTCTTACCATCGACAAAGTTGAAAACACCGGCGGCTTGCTCAAAACCGAGCTCAACAGCACGGATCTTTGCGGCTGTCGTTGAAACCTTGAAAAAATCAGCGAACTCACTGATGGCAAGTTCCATGACGTACCCGTCACGGAGGCGACCACGATATGCTCTGTGAAGTCTATTCAGAATTTCGGAGAGTTTTGCCTTACCGGTTTTTGCGGGGATTAGAATTTTGGGAGCCAGCGCATTGGCTTGCCACTCCATCCAAGACAGCTCATCTTCGAGCTCGTTGGACTTCTTCTTATAATCCTCGACAACAGCGCAGGAGATTGCTTGGATATCAGGGTTCAAGAGCTTCTGAAGCTCGAAGAATTTATAGTGCTTGTCCCAATGGACACACTCGTGGATTACGGTATTATTTGTCGAACCGATATTTCGCATAAAAACGACATCGGGGTTAACAAGTATGGTTCCGGGGCATATAGTCCGATCTTCTGTTTCCGAGCATGTTTTATTTGTAAAAACCTCGACATTAGCGTCATTGAAATATGTACGACCAAAGATACCGTCCGGCAATGGAGCGTGATAAACTGTCAATCCCATATTTTCAACAATCTCCTTGATGGGGAGCGGCATGGGCTCCTCTAACGCACGGGGACAGTATTTTTCGAGAAATCTCTCCGCATGCTTATCGAGATCTTTTGCGTAGATGTACGGGACCAAGTATTTAGTGAGCGCATCTTCTGCCCGAAACAGTTCTCTTGAATACTCTGATGCATATCCAATGCTGACTTGTTGGAGCCCATTTCTCAAAGTCGCTGATAAAGGTATTGAGATCCAGCATTCAGTAGAATCGCTTTCATAGTCACGTCGACCACGGCCAGAGATTTCGATTTCCGCACGGACTGTAACTTTACATTCAATCCTGTCGGTATCTGACTCATGGAAATTGACTCCCATGATTTTGAAATCACTCAATTCTACATAGGAGGGGTCAGGAACAACAGAAGTTGATAGGTCCAAGCGACCTTTGTTGTTAAAGAGGTATGATTTAATTTTGCTGAAAATTTGGTTATAGTACACGTCCTCAAGATAGGCCGCAAACGTATCATACTTCTTGGACAAGACACACCCTCCTAACCGAAAATGATTTGAGCTCACATATTATACCACATCTACGATGAAATTTCAACCATAAACAGTGCAAATTCGAGTGTTTTCAGAGAAAACCTCTTGTGTTTTGCACACTTTCGTGATATAATATTTTAGTCGAGTTCTGAAACAGGCTTTTTTAGATTTAAGGAAGGGAGATCCCGATGGAAGTAAGTTACAAAAAGCTATGGAAGCTGCTAATTGATAAAGATATGAAAAAGAAGGATTTACTTGCTACGGCCGGTATCAGCTGGGCCTCCATTACGAAGCTGTCCAAGGGAGAAACCGTGAGCATGGAAGTCCTAATGAAAATCTGCAAGGCATTAGACTGCAACATCGGAGATATTATGGACCTTATTCCGGAGGAGGAAACAAGTAGTGAGCAGCAGTGACACAATCATCGGTCACGCCAATCCACATACGATTAAGAAGTTCGAGCTTATCGAAAAGTATGTAGAGGCATGGGCACATAAGTTACTTCAAAATCAATACTGCTCTGGACTTGTTTTTATTGATTGCATGTCCAACAGTGGAGAATACGTAGACGATAACGGCAAGCAGGTGTTCGGTACGCCGGTCCGTGTTGCCAAGTATCTCCGGAATGTTGCGGGTCAGTATCCATATAAGCAGATCGACCTGTATTTTAGTGATTTGTGCTCTGCCAGAACAGACCATCTAAAAAGTTTGATGCCGAATGACAGTCGCAATTTTCATGTGCATATTACGACCGAGGACGGAAATGAACTGGCCAAGCGTTTAGGACAGACAATATCTAACAAAAAACACTACCTTCTTGTATACGATCCGTATGAAGCCACTATTGACTGGAATGCGATCATGCCGTTCATCAATAACTGGAGCGAGGTCATTCTTAACCACATGGTTTCGGATTCCATGAGGGCTGTAAAGATGGTTAAGAAAGATGAGGCCAGAAGCAAATATGAACAGACATATTTGATGGATCTGGAGAACCTTATCCCTTACGGAAGCGATAAAAAAGCGTACGAAAAACGCATCGAGGACATCATTAAAGCCCTGCACCGCAATAGAAACTACCAGTACTATATTGCGGCTTTCCCGTTTTTCAACGAGAAAAATGCGATTGTTTACAATCTGATTCACTGCACGAGCAACATTAAGGGGTTCAGATTATACAAGCAGTCTGCGTGGCAGACATTCGGCGGCAAATCGTCAACAAAGAATACGCACGGGTTAGAAAACCAGCTTATGCTCGATTTTGAGGGCATGGGAAGGCCAAAGACTCATACCGATGAGTTTTGCTTCTACATAAAAGACATCGCTGAATACCTGCAGAAGTCGTTTAACGGAAGGATAGATGTCCCGCTGAACGATGTATGGGCTCTTCTCGATAGTCATCCGATTTTTCCTTCCGATGGATTCAGGCCTCAGATAAAGAATGAACTGAAACAAAACCACGGTGCCAGCGTGGGCCGAAGCACCATAAGTTTTGTGGATAGGAGCTGATCCGATGAAG